GATCATTTTCCTTTGAAATGCATACATATCAAAAGGAATAAGACCTCTATCTACGTTGACGATTTTTACATAATTCTCAATAAAATAGTTTGGATCCTGAGAGCAGAGTATATATTCTTTTACTTGTTCTTCAGTAAAATTAAGAGTTACGCCAACACGTTTTAGGTTTGGATTACCTAAATAACCATCAAACTGAGTCATTAACTGATAATGCTTCTAAGCATCCACTGATGTTTCATATGTGCATCAACTCGTTCTGAAAGATAATTTGCAAGCCCTTGTTGATCAGCTTTGATTGCAAGTTTAAAAGCAGAATTCAAACAATCGATTACTTTCTTATTGTCAATTAAAAGTTTTGCTACCATTTGTCTATCTTTTAGAATAGTAGTTTCTTCTTCAATTTCTGTTAGTTCTTTAAATCTGCTTAAAGTGCCGGGAGAGTATTCATTCAATGCTCTAATATGTTCTGCGATATCATCAACAGAATCGTGAACAGATTCATAAAGATTTCCAAAAAATTCGTGCAATTGTGGAAAATCTGGTCCAGTTACATTCCAATGAAAGTAGTGTGCTTCAAGATAAAAAGCGAACATATTTGCAAGAACGACTTTCATTTGTTGGATTAATTCTTCCATTTTTATTCCTCTTCTTTTTGTGCTTTTAATAGCTTATTTAGCTCATTAGTCGATCCAATAAACACTGCTTTTTGTACAGTAATAGATGGATCATTTACTTGGCGAGAATTTTGTTTGAGTACATCTTTTTTTGCTTTTTGCAATTCAAGAAGATCTTTGTTCATCTCTGATAGATTCTTTAGAAAAGCAGATGCTACTTCATACGCTCTAGGATGTTCGGATTCTTTAGCTACAAAAAGAATGTCGTCAATTGCAGCAGCGCCTTTAGTAATTAGCTTTTTTAAATTTTCTCTAGCAAAACTAAAGTCATTTTCTAGAATATCATTTTCAGCTTCTACTGGAATTAATTCTTGAACTGAATCTGTCTCGATAGAAATAGGTTCTATTTCTAGAACTTCAGAAAGTTTTTCGTTTACATTTTTCATAATAATGAATCATCATGCGTTAGGGAATTCAAAAATATTTGTTGTGAATCCAAAATCACCAACACCATTAGCTGAGAGAGGATTTTGATATGTTTCGGTTCTTGCTAATGTATAATATGTATCTCCTAATGTGGAAACGATATATCTTGCATTAGTTTCGTCGCCATTTACTTCATCGCCTATATTTAAAGGATCAGTTAAATCCTTTGCTATGAGTGTGCTTGTATTTGCGATTATATTTGTGTTTGCTATCCAACTATAAACAGTTCCTATTGTCTGTTTTCCTGTAACTCGAATTGATTCACCATCTTTGAAAGTGCCAGATCCAGTTAATGAATTGACATAAACTTTTTGTAATGACGTATCGCTATTTTGAATATAGAATCTCACGTTTGCTCCACCAATACCTGAACCGTCATTTCTACGCATGATAATTTTTGCGTCACTCAATGGTCCAAAGAAATATCCTTTAGCTGTAAAATTCAATGTCCAAATGATCATTCGTGTTGTCGTGAAATCGCCTTCGTAGTCAATATTGCTATCGACTGAATCTAAAATGAAAGGAATGTTTTTTGTAGTCTCTGGAATTCCATCAACTAAATTGATCGATAGTATGTAATCTGGAGTAAAATATGGAAGAATCTGCTCAACTATTTGAGTGCCATCTTCAATGTTTCTCACATAAAGACTGAGAGTAAATGTGAAATCATAAGGAACACCAACACTTTGAGTTTTTAATGAATTTGCAGCAGAAGAATTACTGCCAAAACTCTTAAGTGTTGTTACTTGTTTTCTTGATGCGTCATATGATATTCCAACAAGCTCAAAGCTCATTCTTGGTAAATGATTTGCAATTGAACGAGTTAAATCTGGATCTGATGTAATTCGTTCTATGAATTTTTCTTTTGGTCCATAAACAATAGGAACTTTGATTCTTTCATATTCTTGTTGTTGATTGTTGTTATATCTTATCATGGTAATGTTATTAAATAACGTACCAAAGGCTACAACCATTTTTCTAATTGTTCTATTATAGAATGGCGTAAACATTATGGATTACCAAAAGGATTTAATTCTGAGAAGTTGATAATAGCAAACGCTTCATCTTGAATTCTGTTATTGTCCACAATGTCTTCAAATGCAGTATCATAATCATTAAGTGTATTTGTTGTGTCTAGAGTCCAATTTGCTCCTGACGTATTTCCTATAATTTGACCGCCCCCAGAAATAAATTGGTTAACAGTTTGATTGATTGTGAGAGTGCCTGTTGCTGAATCCCATGTATAAACGACAGCGGTCGAATTCATCATTGCGGGAGATGAACAGCTTGCGGGCACTCCTTGATAAACAACTTCTAATGGTAGAAAATCTCCTGTTCCGCTGGTTAATGTGAGCGTAGTTCTTCTATATGAATCAAATAATTGTTCGTCAATTTCTTCAATTCCAGTATCAACCTTCTCTTCAGAGAAGACAAATTGTTTCATTTTTAACGCAAAAAGATAGACATTTGCACCGCGCCCTCTACCTAATGTATACATCATCGCTTGATCATTTTCGTGTTCAACGAATGTTATTTCAAAAAAGTTTTGAACTAATGGTATATAAATTAAATCGCCTTCACGAGGTCTAATTGCTAGACTAGAAGGAATTGTATTTTTGAATCTTTTTCTGGCAACTAAGAGGGTTACTTCGTCTTGAATATCAAGACCAAATTTGGACATCATGTCGCCACCTTGCCCCTCCATACCTAAAACATTCTCTAGATACATTTCAATAAAGTATGCATGAGTAAATTTCTTTATGGTTTCTTCGCCATAAAGAAAGTCGATCTGATCTCTAGATTCTCTAGGAATATAGTAGACGTTCATTCCATATTGCTTAATGGATTCGATCACAAGATCTTCTATGAGAAGTTGTTCTCCAGTAATGTAGTCTGGAAAATGATTGAAATAGTTATTAGTTGCCAAAGTGATTACCCAATCAACATGTTGCTTGGAAGAATGTTGTAAGACTGCATTTCATCTTCTATCTTTTGAATTTCAGCAGTCGCTTCATCCCAAATCGTTTGCCCATTCAGAACAACACCACCTGGCATTGGTACGTTTCCAAATTTCTTAAGGTTTTCACCCCATTGCTTCTTGATCATTGCTGTGGCATATTGCTTCAAAAATCTATCATTCCACACATCAGAGACTCCTGTTTTAGTCATCGTTTGATATGTCGCGACTGAAGAAAATGCTGAATCAACATTCATTGATGCGTCACTATCAATCGTAAGGATTCTCTTTGTTTGAGAATTGATAGTGATTTCATCACCTGGAATAAAATCACTCATAAATGCAGAACTATTACCAATGACTTGTGTGGTTGAAGAAGAAACATTTGCTGTTCCTGTTCCTGTATAAGTATCTGGATCCAATTTTCTATAGCATTCAATTACGATATATTGACCAAGAATCATGTCTCTCGTCCAATCAACATCGACATAGAGTTTATCTAAATGGCGATTGAATCTAAATGCTGGTTTTCCACTGAATAAAAGATTCAATGTTGCAAGATGCTGCATTGTGATTGTATATGGAACATAAGATACGGAAGTAAAATCGTAAAGATCATGCAATCTCAATTGATAACGCAAATCAAACATGTTGACTGATGCATTCGAGTTATCAAAAGGAAAGATAGAAATGATACCAATGATTGGTTCTGGAATTGGAATATATCTTCGATCAATATCGATTTGCTGAATTTTATGCTTCATGATTACTTTTTCAACGCCATCAAAATGATAGTCTTGAAAAAACTGAAGAGCGTCGTCGATTCTATCTTCCACTTGGTCATCATCTACGTTGATATCAATGACAGGAAAACCTAATCTGCGAAGGCAGTACGATTTGAATTCTGTGCGAGTAGATGGTGATGCCATATAAATTTCCTAGGTTGGTTTAACCTATTTATGCTTTACCAAGCTGTGATTATTACAATTCCGTCGCCACCTCTGCCGCCAGCACCAGAACCAGACGCTTGTATTGCACCGCCTCCGCCTCCGCCTCCACAACCAAAAGCTCCGTTACCACCTCTGCCGCCAGCACCAGAAGTTCCTCCTCCACTCGAACCCCCAGCTCCTCCTAAGAAGAATGATAGTCCTTGAAGACCTAGCGTGCTTG